GGTGAAGAGTTTGTTTGGGATGTTTGGGAGGAATGTTCCAAAGTTCAGGTAAGTATTCATAATGACGGAAAGACACTCAAAGTATTTCTCACGGGGAACCTCAAATGACTAGAATTACAAGACTTGAAGTTATTACAGATACTGGACGGGATTATGTTTGTTGGGAAGAAGACAACGACATTACCGTATCATACCAAGATGATGGGAGGACACTCAAAGTGTTTGTGAATAAAGTGGAATCAAAATCACCAGCAGAAGAAGCATATAAAGAAGTTTATGGTTGGTATCCTCCAACTACTCCAAGTGTTTCTAATTATGAGGATAATAGGTGGAGTGCTTTCCAAAATGGATATAATGCCTCACAAAAACCAGAAAAAGAACAACAAATAAAAGAACTTGTGAGGGAGAGTGTGAAATGGTGTGAGGAAAATCCTGATAAAGACCCATTAGATTGGGTGAAACCACAAACTCCCGAACAGGTTTCTGATGGATTAAAAGAAGCATTTAGAGAAGCAGTCAAGCAAGGAATTATTCCAGAGGTTGATAAACCAAAGGATGATTTTATGGATAAAATGGTTGCCGAACTCAAAGGACAAAATCTTACTGATTTGATTTACGATTGGTGGGAAGATGTATTTACAACCAATAGTAATGATGATATGGAAAATTGTATCGGTCGTTTAGTTTATTGGATTGAGGAATGGTTGCCGAAAGAACAATCCGCAAAAGGGTCACAAAATGCTTATGTGGAGTGTAGTGTAGAAGGGTTCAACGATTGTCTCAACAAAATCAAGAGGAAACTACGATGACCGAACGAACTGATGATTGGAGAAGTATTTTCACTTCTCTCACGGATGATAGTGGATGCTATGAGATGGGTGAGGTTAATTACTACAAACTCACTTCACACTTGGAGGAACTTTATGTTAAAATTGCTGAACTGGAGGCACGATTAAATGAGCCGAATTGATTACTACCGTGCCGTGCTACTTGGTGTGGTGATTGGTATGTCTACTCTCACTTTGTCTTACATAATGTTTACCCCTTATAATTCTCAAGAGGTACAAGAGGTACAGAAACAATCACAATCCAAAGGAAACTTTACCGTGATTGACACCTACAAAGGATGTGATTTGGTTCAGTGGCATTATAGTATGCTTGCTGACTACAAATACTTTCTACACTGTAATAACACTCCACCCAATTATACAAAATGAAACTCTTTGATTTTGAGACATATTCCGACTATGGGACGGAGTATTTCTTTCAGGTTCTCACATCCCCAAAGTTTGCTCTGTTGGATATGACAGTCCAGTGGGACGATTATAGTGGGGATGAACTCTTTCCGGCAATTTCATTGAGTATGGGTTCTCATCATTTGTTTGGATTTGTTATCATTTACAAACGATTTCAATTTGCCTGTAGTATAATTGATACAAAACCACGCAATCTTGAATGGTATAGGAGGAGCAGTGATGACTGAAGTAACCGAACACAATATTGTAGAATGGGAACTCACCGATGATGAGATACAACAACTCATTCGTATGGTGAAACTTGAAATTAAAGCATATGAACACGATACTACTACTCAAACCTATTATGGTATAATTTTAGGAAAACTTGTGATTATGAGAAATGCCTGAAAAAGAATACAAATCATTTGAGGAACTCACCAAAGACCAAAGAATTCAATTGGCATTAGAAGAAATTGATTGGATTGTGATTGGAGGTCAGGATGGTGAGGAGTATTATAATTCTATACAGTTTATCCGAAGAGTATTGAGGAGTTTAAAATGAATTTTACTAAAAGACAACTGGTTCTGTTGACAACCGCGATTACTTTGTTCTATGATGAGGTGGCACGGACTTCTACACCAGAACTGAAACACGAACTTATGGAAATCGGGCAGATGATTCAAGATGCTTATGAGGTGGCAGAATGACCGAAGAACAAAAACAAATCCTCGAATCAATTGCCAAAGAACTTGGTGGTAAGGTAGAATATCTGCTGTGTTCGGATCTTCATACTCGGCACAGAAAAATTGTGATTACATACGATGCTCAACAAAAGTGATAAAATCATTCAGGCACTTCTCTATTCACCTCATAAGTGTGAATATGTTTGTCAAAGAGAAGACGGAACTCATTATGTCTTTCGAAGACTGGGTGATGATGAATATTACAATCTAATCGAAAATCCAACAGGAGAAACTAAGTGGTTATGGGGAGACAAGATAAATGAATGATGTGCATTATGGATGGGTTGTCAATACTCATTATGATTATGTTAATATGTTGACCAAAATGAAGGAAATGAAACCTCATCGTTTTAAGGAGTTTCAGTACTCTAATGAAACAATCTATCATTACTTGGATAGAATTCAACAGGAGCAGAATCTCTATGACTGAGTTTGATGATTGGTTTAATGAGTTAGAGGGTTATTCCTTTAGGTCCGAAAGATTCTATGATGACTTTGATTTTGCCGCTAAAACAAAGAATTATGATCTGATGAAGCAATGGTTACAGGCGGCATATCAAGTGGGAAAAGAATCTCAGTCATAGAACCATAAGAAACCTTTGTAGGTGTATTTGTATGGATTCTTTAGACTCTTTAATAAACCACTTCCATTACTTCCATCACCTATCTGTCGTATTGCTTCACTAATGCTTTCATAGTGTACTTCAATGTGAGTCACTTTATGTACTCCTTTGACTGAACGCTTATGAGTTTTTGTATCCAATACTTTCCATCTGTATCCATAGTAGGTATTACCTTTCTTTGCGGCATTTAATACGTTACTGTTTCTTTTTTTATCTCCCGTAATTTCTAATGCGGCAGCTCTGGCATTCTCCCATTCCTTAACTTCACCCGTTTCAATATGTGTACCCTGAACTCTAATACTTAAAGCTTTACCGGTTGATCTTTCTTCTGGTTTAATCTGTCTCCACGTTGATTTCTTTTCTTTTATTACAACAACAGGTTCTTCAATAATAATAGGTTCTGGTTCGGGAGGTTTCTTTTTGGGTAGAGGATCATTATATTCTGGTTTATATTGTTCGAACCAATAAGTTACCTTATCTTCCAGTATTTTCTCATCACATTCATCAATCTGTTTAATCATGAACTTGTGTAGTCCATATTGACGGAATGCTCTGTGTATAAGTTGAGTGGACATTCTATTTGATGCCTGAATGTGATTCTGCCATTCTTTATTCATTGACAGTGTGGTTGCATTCAGGTACTTGTGACCCGTTTCTTTGTTGATAATGAGGTATACTATACCCTGTGCCATATGTGGTGTATTGCAAAGAACGATTATAGTATTGTATGTATGTTATTATAGTATTGCAAAGAACGACTATAGTATTGTGAGGGTACTCTTTTGTTATGATTTGCTTATATTACTGATAGTGTTGTGGAAAAACCTGTGGAAAACTGGTGTATTTGTGTGGAAAACTTAATTATATCTTGTAAATGCCTTCTGAATGCTTGTAAATGCTTGTAAATGCTTGTAAATGTGTGTTCTTATAGCAACCTTTACCTGTATAGCATAAGAATCGCAGTTTGTCAAGCCCCACCCCCGCCAAAATACTCTGAGACCCACACAAATTCTCGACGAGACCTTGACAAATCTCATACAATATGTTAAAATCTAGACGAGATATACACATAAACACACATAAACACACAAAAACTCGACGAGAATGCATATATACTATCATAATCTCGTCTAGACAACACTTGCATCTAGTCGAGATATGTGCTATACTATCAACGTTCATACAATCTCGACGAGCTTATGTACGACGATTACGATCTCGACTATACATACACAAACGACTACGGGGATCTCGACGAGTATGATACATCTAGTCTAGACCTAGATGAGGATTATGCACGAGATTCACATGATTACGAATCACTTGCATATCGTCATTATGCATGATATAATCTAGATACACATACACAACGAGACTCCTATGATTGCCCAGAAGCGCCTAGTACGTGTAACGCTAGACATCATGTGTTATGATGATCTAGATGTAGAGAATATAAACTGGAAAGAGTTATTAGAGCTCGAAGGTGATGAAGATGTCTATACTAGCACAAAAGAATTCGAACCCCTGATGTAATGTGACAGTTCTCGAAGTGGCACAAGACCCCTTGCAGAATGCTCTGTGAGGGGTTATATTGTGTTCATACCTGAGAAATCTGATGGCAATTGAAACCTCCTGGATTGATGAATTAATCAAATGGGAGAATGCTCATCCAGAGTATAAACCATTTCAAGAAGATAAAGACTCTCAACGCCAACAAAACACCAAGGAGAACTATTGATTATGTCCGGACGTATTGATTACACTTTCCAAGATTTCATTAATGATGCCGAACCCGAAGAATGGGCAGAATGGGAAAAGAAAGCTGCCGAACTTGAGGTAACAGTTGATTATTATGTTCAGGAGTTTATCTAATCAACTCTCTGTGCCAATCTGGGAACTGGCACAAACCCCCTTGCGGTCGACCCAATCCCTGATATATTACATTCGTTCCTGAGACACCGACCAATGACTCAATTCCAAACTATTGTGATTGGTGAAGACTCCAACGGTTTCTATAACGAACCGACTCTGCATTCTTCACAGCGAGCAGCAGAGCGTTGGGGTCGTGATATGCTGGTCGGTTCCAGTGTTTATGGTTACGTGGTTGTTAAGGTAGCTCACGAATCCTGGACGGTTGTTGAGGAGAACGTGTACGGTTGTGAGTATAGCGTATACCACGACGGATACGGTTTCGTTAAAGTTAAGAAAGAAAAACCTGCCAAGTTGGTGATGGTGTGACACTCTAACAACTGGCACAAGGGGGGTTGCAAGAGACCCCCACCCCTGATATATTACATTCGTTCCTGAGACACCGACCAATGACCGTCACTCTGACTGCCAACTACAAAGAAGTCTTCAAGCAGGAAACTGTTGACTTTATTGAAGAGAACTGCATCGATGGTGAGTATGATTTGGATGATGCTCTGAAGTTCATCGATGAGCACAGTGAGGAGGACTTTGTTACCTTCTATGATGCCTACATTAGTGCCGGTGAGAACATTGGTTATGATGTAGTTGATGCCTTCATTGAGTATCACGGTGATGTTTCTTATGTTGAGCACGTGGAAGATGCCTACCGTGGCGTTTATAGTTCTGCCGCTGACTTTACCGAAGAATTCTACAACGATGTCTATGGTGAAGTTCCTTCCTTCCTGGTTGTAGATTGGGAGGCAACTTGGCAGTCTTCGTTGCGTTATGATTTCGACTTCGTGGATGGTTATGTGTTCTCCAGTAGTTTCTAAGGTATAATTCAAGAGGAAAGAGTTTGCCTCCCTTTAAGTTAAAGTTACTCCTGTGGTGCTATCATAATCTAAAAGGTAGTGGGTTGATTGTGGGGAGGGTGTGGTGACCTTCCCCATTTTTTTATCAAAATCTAGTCGAGATACACACATCACTCATCACATCTCGTCGAGCTACATCACACTATCATACAATCTCGTCGAGACACACACATACATCATACATCTAGTTACACACACATCGAGATACACATCATCTAGTTACATTACACACATATGCATCTAGATGTGTGTATGCGTTCTATATGCGCCCACAGCACACATAGCCCGCCTAATGTGCTAGAATATGTGCGTCACCCCTACTCACCCCTTCCCGGACCATCTAGGTGTGCTTTAATATATTCTACTCTATACCCCTTCGGGGTATGCTTCGCATCCCTTTAAAGTATTAATTAAAGCTTAGAATCTCATCTTCAACGGGAACAAACCTATTCTACTCAAGAATATTAATCCTGTCAAGCCCCCATGTGCCAGTTCGTAAAGTGGCACAAGACCCCTTGAATTCACCCCGATTCCGTGCCATACTACATTCGTGGTTGAGGAATTCTCTACATTAACTCCCACACCCCTGATGTTATGAAACTCTTCGTCACTAAGTTCTACCAAACTCTGATTCTGAATGTTGCTACCATCGCCGCAATTGTTGCTGGAACTCTACACTTTCTGGTTCGTGCTTACAAAGAAAACAACGGGCCCGAAAAGGTTCGTAAGGTGATGCAAACCGTGCTGAAGTTCGTTAACACTATTGTGGGTGATCTTCAGTATCAATTGAACACTAGTGTGCCAGTCACCAAAGTGGCACAGTCCCGCCCCAAACGGTCCTGATTCGTGCCATACTACATTCGTACCTGAGAGACACCCCAATGTTTGATGAACTCTGGTCTGAGATTGCCGACAGTCAAGGTGAAATCTTCGACCTTGACATTCCCGAACTTAAAGATGAGAAGTTCGATGTCAATGAGTACCTGAACGCAAACTACGATTACTGAAATGAACCCTGACACTCTGAACTTTACTGGTGACGCTGTTACCTTCCTCGGTTTGATTGGTGTGATTAGCACCGCAATCATCGTGGTTACAGTGTTTCGTTCGTATTTCAATTCTCCACTTCGGAAATGAACTTTCTCACACCTGATGACCTCAACAATCTGATTCGTTTGGTTGAAGATAACAACCAGTATAATGATGATGAAGATGTAGAGTTCTGGAATGACATTCTTTCCCGCCTTCAGCAACAGTATCACCACGCTCTCTACACTTCCTGATTATGAACCGTTCTGAACTTCAAAATCAACTCATTCAGCAGATGATTGATGACATGGACCTTAAGACAATGACCTGCCTCTGTTATGACTACCTGATGGAGGGTTATGATAAGTATTCTGATGAAGAATTGCTGACTGAATGTCAAGAATACTATCCTGAACTGGTGGAGGATGTGACAGTCTGAGAACTGGCACAAGGGGGGTTGCGGTTCGTGCTTCCCCCTGTTATCTTTGATTCATACCAAACAACCCCGGACCGATGCGTAAAATCGAACAACGGATGAACGCTGCCATCATCGCCAAGATTGACTGGAAGCAGGACAACACTGAGGTGATTTACTATAGCGGAATCGATGCTTCTGATGTGTATCTTCACGGCAATTTGATTGCTCGGGTGGGTTCACACTCTATCGAGTTGTTTGATGGTGGGTGGCAATCTAACACCACCAAATCCCGCCTGAATGCTATTCTTCGGGTTCACGGGATTGAGGGCGAATGTGTATTCCAAAAGAACTTTAAGTGGTTCATCCACAAGTTCATCGGGCAGGCAGGATCTTCCCCCGTGTTTAATGAATGCGACTTTGTGAATGGGATGGTTCTGGCATAGTGTGACACTCGGGGAACTGGCACACGGTTCCCCCCAGACCCCCTCCTGACCCCGTACAATAGCAGTATGAAAAACACCCACCTCGAACACCCCGAAGATTCCATCCTGAACGGGGACCTGACCGTGCTGGACTGGTTCGTGAATCCCGGCACCCTGAGCGTTAAGATTGATGGTGCTCCGGCTGTAGTTTGGGGCACCAATCCTGAGAACGGTAAGTTCTTCGTGGGAACCAAAAGTGTATTCAACAAGAAAAAGATTAAGATTTGCTATACTCAGGAGGATGTGTTTGCTCTCTATGATGAAGAAACTCACGCAAGTCTGATTGAGATTCTGTGTGCCTGCCTGAAGTATCTTCCCCGTACTGAGACAATCTATCAGGCAGACTTCATCGGATTCGGTGGTTCTGATGAGTACACTCCGAACACCATCACGTATAAGTTCTCGGAGATTGTGCGTCAGACTATCATCGTGGCACCGCATACTTGCTATTATGCCGAGAACGACATTCGTGACGCTGTGGCTATGCCTGACCGTGCCATCTGGAATGACACTGAAACGGTCAAGTTTGTGAAACCTGAAGCATACATCGTTCACAATCAGGAATCCTTCGCTGATGTTGAGGATGTGTGTAAGTTCGCCCGTCAAGTTGCAACCACTGCCCGC